TGGCTGCCCGAGGGCAAGCGCATGGCCCGCGAGTTCAAGTGCGGTGACCTGAGCGGCCGCCCGGGCACGAGCCTGAGCATCAACCTCGACACCGGCATCTGGAAGGATTTCAACCAGGGCGACGGCGGCGCCGACCTGGTCAGTCTGTACGCGGCGATCGAAGGCCTGGAGCAGTGGGACGCCTGCCAGCAGCTCGCCGCACAGCTCGGCGTGACCCTGCGCAGCACCGGCAGCCACGCTTCGGCGCCTTCCTCCCCACGCGACCGCGCCGCGCGCGCGCAAGCCGATGGTGGGGTGGAAGCACCTCCGGAGGCTGCAGAGGACACGGCACCCGCCCGCAGCGACTGGGAACCAATCGTCCCGGTCCCCGATGACGCTGGCCCGCACCCAGTCGCGCACAGCCGGCGCGGCCGGCCCGAGCACACCTGGACCTACACCGACCAATCCGGCCGCAAGCTCGGCGTCGTCTACCGCTTCAGGACCAGCGACGGCGGCAAGGAAGTGCTGCCGTGCGTGTACGCGCGGCACCGTGAGACGGGCCGCTGCGAATGGCGCTGGATGCAGTGGCCCGAGCCGCGTCCGCTGTACTTGACCGCGCCGCTGAGCGACGACAAGGTCGTGCTGGTGGTCGAGGGCGAGAAGTGCGCCGATGCCGCGCACAGAGTCGAGCTGCTGCGTGAGAAGCTGGACATCGTGAGCTGGCCAGGCGGCGGCAAGGCCACCAGCAAGGTGGACTGGTCGGTGCTGGCGGGCCGCAAGGTCATCCTGTGGCCCGACTGCGATGCGAAGCGCGTCAAGCTGACGGCCGAGCAGCGCAAGGCCGGCGTTGACCCCGACAGCCAGCCCATCGCGCCGGAGGCAGAGCAGCCCGGCACGGTGGCGGTCGAGCAGATCGCGAAGCACCTGGTCAAGCACCAGGCGCGCGCGGTGCGCATCGTGCAGATCCCGGCGCCGGGCGAGCGCGTCGACGGCTGGGACATCGCCAACGCGATCGAGGAGGGCATGAGCCCGGACGACCTATGGGCGATGCTCGGCCGGCGCCGGCTGCCTGCCTGCCTGCAGGTCGAGAAGGCTGAACGTGAGGACAGCACCGATACCCCACCCACGGCTCGCGCAAGCGAAGGATCGCCGCGTGAGCGCGCTGCGGGCCGTCCGGGCGCCGCTCGCACGGCGACTCGCGCTGGCCTCGCCAACTGGCGCGCCGAGCTGATCCAGAAGCCCCGGGGCGGCCTGGACGACTGCCGTGAGAACGTCTACCTGATCCTGAAGCACCATCCCGACTGGTGCGGCATCGTCGCCTACGACGAGTTCGCGAACCGCGTCGTGAAGCAGCGCGAGACGCCGACCGACCTGCCGCCGGGCTCGTGGGAGATCCGCGACGACCACCGGCTCGGCCTGTGGCTCGCCCAGCACCTGGGCCTGGTCATCAAGGGCGATGGTGCCATCACGGGCGGCGTCGGCATGGCCGGCGACGACAACCGCATCGACCCGGTGAAGGACTACCTCACCGGCCTGCGCTGGGACGGCACGTCGCGCCTGGACACCTGGCTCGAACAGATCATGAAGGCCGCCAAGCTGCACGCGCGCAGCGGCGAGTACCTCGCCACCGTCGGCCGCAAGTTCATGATCGGCGCGGTCGCCCGCGTGTTCCGGCCTGGCGCCAAGATGGACAACATGCTCGTCTTCGAGGGCGGGCAAGGCCGGGGCAAGTCGACCGCGGTGAGCATCCTCGGCGGCGCGTGGTTCTCCGACACGCCGCTGGACCTGGACAGCAAAGACGCCTTCATGGCGCTGTCTGGCTGCTGGTGGCTCGAATGGGGCGAGATGGACGCACTCAGCCGCGCTGAGGTCACGCGCGTGAAGGGCTTCATCACGTCGAGCAAGGACCGCTACCGGCCGCCGTACGAGCGCCGCGAGGTGGACGTGCAGCGACGCTGCGTATTCGTCGGCACCACGAACCAGTACGAGTACCTGAAGGATCCATCCGGCGGCCGGCGCTTCTGGTGCGTGCGCATCGACGGCGAGGTCGACCTCGACCGCCTGCGCCGCGAGCGGGATCAACTCTTCGCCGAAGCCGTGCACCGCTTCAACGCGGGCGAGGTCTGGCATCTCACGTCGCAGGAGCAGCGCGACCTCGCCGCGCCCGAGCAGGAGCACCGCGAGATCGCCGACCCGTGGCAGGCCGTCATCCAGCGTTGGCTCGCCGAGCCGGAGGTCGCGATCCTGGGCCGCTGGTACGCGCACAGCATCCTGATCGAGGGCGTCAAGGTGCCGGTCGACAAGATCGACTCGGCGCGCAACATGAGCATGCGCATCGCCGGAATCATGACGCGGCTGGGTTACGTCAAGCGCCGCGACACGGGCGGCGAGCGCGCGTACTACTACGAGCGCGCGGACGCCCAGCAGGAAGCCGCCACGGCGCACGCAGGCGCTGCAGACGACGAGGGCGACGACTCGCCGCTCTGACCCGCATGCACGCCTTCCACATCCCCCAGGACCAGCCGAGCGGCCAGCTCGGCCGCACCCCCTGGCGGTCACAACCCGAGATGGGCGGTCGGTCGACTGGACGGTGGGGAACCGTCCAACCTCGACCAACCTCACCCGACAAGGTTGGACGGCCAGGTTGGACGGCCGCAAACCCCCGCCGGCATTGGGTTTTCGGGGAATCCGTCCAACCTCCCAACCTTCCTCATGAAATCGCCCCCGTGTGTGGGTGCGGGCGAGCGGGCGCGGATGTGCGCCCCCGCCCGGGCGCACCCCTGCACGTGAGCTTTCCCTTCCTGAAGGTTGGGAGGTTGGACGAAGTCAACAACGGCGCGGCCCGCAGCCCGTCCAACCTTCACGACCAACCCTCCGACCGACCTGAGGTTGGACGGAACGACCAGAGCAGCAGCCTCAGCGGAATCCACAGCACCACCGGCATGACGACCACCACCGACACCCCCATCGACACGAGCAGCGAGGCCTGGCGCCGTCTCTGCGAAGCGCGCTCCATCGCCCGCAAGCCCGACCTCATGCAGCGCATCGACTGGCTCGACGAAATCGAGCGGCGCCGCGGTCGCGATGCACGCGCCGAGCTGGACGTCGAGGTCGTCCTCGCGCTGCCGGACAAGCCGAGCCGCCACCAGCACCTCGCTGGCTTGGCGCTGCGGCTCGGCGATGCATACCGCCAGCACGTCGAGGCCGGCGTGCACGAGACCTGGCGCGAGCGCAAGGCGGCCGCAATGGCCTCGGCAGGGAAGGGCGCCGCATGCTCAGCATGAACATCCGCTTCGACGCGACCGAGATCGCCCAGGTCTTCGGCGAGCTGCAGCAGGAGCACCCGGACGTGATGGCCAAGGCCATCAACGACACAGTGCGCGAGGTGAAGGAGGCCGAGGTCGCCGAGATGCGCGCGAGCTTGAACAACCCGACCCGCTTCACGCTGAACGCGCTCTATACGCGCTTCGCCACCCGAACCCGCATGCAGGGCGAGGTCTGGCTGAAAGACGACGCGGCGCGGGCTCACTACCTGCTGCCGCAGATCGAGGGTGGCAACCGGCCGCTCAAGCGCTTCGAGGACATCCTGGTGCGGGCAGGCTACATGCGCAGCAATGAGCGGGCGGTGCCCGGCGCAGGCGCGAAGCTCGATGCCTACGGCAACATGGGCCGCGGCCAGATCGTGCAGATCCTCAGCCAGCTGAAGGCCTTCAACCTCGCAGGCTCGGACGCGAATGCCACGGCCAGCAAGCGCTCGCGGGCGAAGCGGAGCCGCATCGAGTACTTCGTTGCGCACGGCGGCGAGGCGCGGGTGGGCAAGGGCTCCTGGAAGCACGGCGAGAAGGAGCAGCACCTGCGGCGCGGCGTGTGGGCTCGGTACCGCTTTAGCTCGGGCAGCGCGGTGAAGCCCGTGCTCCTGTTCGTCAACGGCACGAAGTACGGCAAGCGCTTCGACTTCGCGGGCACGGCCGAGCGCGTGATCGGCTCGCGCTTCCGCTCGCACTACCAGCAGCGCATGGAGCGGCAGCTCGCCAAGCTCGGGCTGTCGGTCAACGGTCGGGGAGGGCAGTGAGCATGACCCAAACCAAGGCTCGGCCGACCACCCCCACCCCCCTGGTCGGGTCCTCCCGGGAGGCCTCGATCAAGGGTAATTCGAACCCCGTTCGCACCGCAGTTGCGGGGCGTTCCTAAGGGGGTTGTACCCATGGAAGCACTGCAAACCCCAATCACCCAAGAGCAGTTCGGCGACCTGGTCGGCATCAGCCAGCAGGCGGTGAGCGAGCTGCTCGGCCGCTCGATCCTGCAGGCCGGCCAGCCGGCGGCGACCTGGCTGCGCGCGTACACGAAGCACCTGCGCGAGCAGGCCGCTGGGCGGGGCGCCGATGGCGAGTTGGCGCGCGAGCGCGCCCGGCTCGCCCGGGAGCAGGCTGACCGCGTCGCGATGGACAACGCGGTGAGCCGCCGGGAGCTGGCGCCGGTGTCTGTGCTGGAGCTGGTGCTGGCCAAGATGGCCGGCGATGTGGGCAGCCTGCTGCAGGGGCTGGTTCCGCGCGTCCGCCGTCGCGTGGATCTACCCGGCGAGGCACTGCGCATCCTCGACGAGGAGGTGACCAAGGCCCGCAACCGCGCGGCGGCCATGACGCTTGAGGATGCAGAGGACGAAGCCGACGAGGAGGAAGAGGCATGACCCAGCCGACCGAGCTGATGGAACTGGAGCGCCCGGTCACGCTGGCCGACCTGGGCACCGAGCAGCGCGACGAGATCAACGCGGCGCTGCGCCGTGGCCTGCGTCCGCTGGAGGCGCCGCCGCCCATGCGGCTGTCCACGTGGATGGCCGAGCACTTCTACTTGTCGGAGGAGAGCAGCTACGAGCAGGGCCGCTGGGAGGCCTACCCGTACCAGGTCGCCATTGCCGACTGCATCGGTCACGACGAGATCACGCACGTCACCTGGCGGAAGTCGGCGCGCACGGGGTACACGAAGATCTTCCTCGCGGCCATCGGCTACTTCGCCGAGCACAAGCGCCGAAACCAGGCGGTGTACCAGCCCACCGACGAGGACCGCGACGACTTCGTCACGACGGAGCTGGAGCCGATGCTGCGCGATGTGAAGGTCATGCGTCGCGTGTTCCCGAAGTTCAATCGCAAGTCCAAGGACAACACGATCAAGAAGAAGCAGTTCCTCGGCTGCCTGCTGCACTTGCGCGGCGGCAAGGCGGCGAAGAACTACCGGCGGATCACGGTCGACTGCGTCTACTACGACGAGACCGACGGCTTCGACCGCGACATCGAGAAGGAGGGCAGCGCCTTCCGTCTCGGCGACAAGCGCGTCGAGGGCGCGACCTTTCCGAAGTCGGTCGCAGGATCCACGCCGAAGCTGAAGGGCTTCAGCCTGATCGAGGACCGCGAGCAGCAGGCCGATGCCCGCTTCCAGTACTTCATCCGCTGTCCGCACTGCAGCGAGGAGCACACGCTCGACTGGGGTGGCAAGGAAGCCAGCCACGGCTTCCGATGGACGAACGGCGACCCGGAGACCGTCGGCCACGTCTGCCCGCACTGCGGCGTGTGCATCAACCAGGCCGAGTATCTGGCTGCGTGGAAGGGCCGCTGGAAGAGCCAGCAGGGGATCTGGATCGACGAGTCGGACCCGGCCCAACTGCGCTTCCGTGATGAGGCCGACGCGGAGATCCCTCCGCCCAAGCACGTGGCCTTCTTCTGCTGGACGGCGTACAGCCCGCAGGCGAGCTGGGTGAGCCTCGTCCGCGACTGGCTGGCCGCCTCGAAGAAGGCGCAGGCCGGCGATGACAGCGACTTGAAGACCTTCATCAACACCACTCGTGGGGAGACCTACGCGCAGGAAGTCGAGAAGAGCGACGCCAGCATGCTGGCGCTGCGGGGCAAGTACGGCCACACCCTGCGTACCGTGCCGCGCGGAGCGGTGAAGCTCGCCATCGGTGTCGATGTCCAGGGCGACCGCTGGGAGCTGGTGGTGTGGGGCTTCGGTCGGGGGGAGGAGATGTGGGTCGTCGACCACTTGGTGATCGAGGGGAACCCGGCCGACCAGCGCGAGTGGGACCTGAAGTTGGAGCCGGCCATCCAGGCCACCTACCGGCATGTGAGCGGGGCGGAGATGTCAGCCGACGCGGTGGCCATCGATACCGGCGGTCACTTCACCCACCAGTGCTACGTCTTCGTGCGCAACCGCCCAAACCAGAACCTCTACGCCGTGAAGGGCGAGACGCGCGTCGGACGGCCGATCAAGAGCGCGAGCGTGCTGGTCGACGTGAATGAGCGCGGACGGACTGTGCGCAAGGGCGTGCGGCTGTGGCACGTCGGCACGGACACGGCGAAGGATCTGCTGTTCGGCCGGCTGCAGGTCAACCAAGCGGGGCCAGGCTGCGTGCACTTCGCGCGGGAGCTGACCAGCGAGTTCTACGAGCAGCTCACTGCGGAGAGCCGCATGCTGGTCAAGTCCGCCAGGGGTGACGAGTACCGCTGGCTGAAGCCCGCAGGCAAGCGCAACGAAGTTCTGGACTGCACCGTGTACGCGCTGTTCTGTGCCCAGATGCTCGGGCTGCACACCATGAGCGACAAGCTGTGGGCACGGCTGGAGGCCGGGCTGGAGCCAGACCTCTTCGCAACGCCTTCAGTCGGCGATCCGCCGCCATCGCCGCCGGTGTCACCGGCGCCGCATCCGCCGCCGGCGCAGGCTCCGAAGCCGATCCCTATCAAACCCCTTTTGCCTCAACCCTCACCGATTGCGAGCGACGCATGGAGCAACCGCCTGTGAACCTGTGCCTCTTCGAAGACATCGTGCCGCAAGCCGCGGAACCGCCGCGGCCGCCGCGGCGCCAAATCGACCACGCAGCGCTCTGGCGACAGGAAATGGCAGAGGTAATTCAGGAGCGCCTGTCAGTCTATGAGCCGTGGGCGAGCGAGATGGCCCGCGAGATCGTGGAAGGGCTGCGTGGCCGGATCGGTGGTGCGATGATCTACGTGCCGGCACCGGACAAGCAGGCTCGCAACGTACGGATCCGAACGCTGTTCACCGGGCGCAATGTCGAGGAGCTGTGCGATTCCTTCGGCCTCGGTCGGTCGACCGTCTATCGCATCTGCAAGCTGCGCTGACCGGACAGCACCCGGTTGCCTGCAGCATGCAGTAACACGGCTGAAATTGACGCTCCCTGGGGCTGCACGTATCCTGCCGCTCCAGGGAGAAAAAAACTTCATGCACTACACCGATACCGATCTCTACCGGGGGATCAAGAACGGCACTTTCCACGACGACGTGTTCGTCGTCGACGAGGCGGCCGTGCCAGGCCTGCTCTATCCACGGTTCAAGGCGACTTCGTACATCGACAGAAGCGGCCAGGAGCAGGTCAGCCCGCCTGACGTGACCGTCGTCTCGGCGCCTGGGGGCGATCAGGTGGAGGCCGGCGGCGGCACGTCGATGTTTACGGTCGACGGCTGGTTTGGCTTCTCGGAATGGAAGTACTTCCATGTCCCCGAGGGCACCGAATACCCGGCCAGCCTGCTCTTCATCAAGAAGGGCAAGTCCAAACGGAAGAACAAGGCGGGCGACCGCACTGGCTACCATTACCAGATCGAGCCGAGAAACCGAATGACGGTCGAGGCCTACAAGGGCGCGCTGGACAACTTCGCTCGCAATGCCGTGGTCAAGCAAATCGCGCTGGCCAAGGGCCTTTCTGGAAGGAAATGACCGTGGCCAACATTCGTGGACGAACGCTGGTCCTGCTGATCCAGGCGGTGGACAACGAGGTCCACCGCCTTCGTTCTCTTCCGGACGAGGACACCACTGCGGGCGACGAAGTGCGCCTGGTGGATTTTGAGAACGTGGCCGAAGAGCTGGCCGAGCTGTACGAGCAGGCACTCGCCAGCGAGACGGGCTTGCCACCGTACGAGAAGCTGGTGCGGTCCGTCGACTGAAGCTGCACGCACCATCTGCTGGAGGGCCAACAAGATCGGGCAGCGAATGCTGATCCCGGCGCCTCAGCGCAATCTACAAATCGTCCCACCTTGCGACTGCAAACGGGACGCTGTTTTTTCGAAGATGACGGCATGCACAACGCACCCGTCATCGAATGAGCGCCACTCCCTGGTACAGCATTCACCGTCGGCCGGTCGTCTCCGCCCAGGCCACCACGGCGGTCCCGCACGCCGAGATCTGGATCTACGGCGACATCGGTGAATCCTGGTACGGCGACACCATCGCCGCCAAGGACTTCGTCAAGACTGTCGCAGCCCTTGAGGCCGAGACGATCACCGTCCGCCTCAACAGCTTCGGCGGCTCGGTCGCTGACGGCATCGCCATCTACAACGCGCTCAAGCGGCACCCGGCCACCGTGACCGTTTCGGTGGACGGCGTCGCTGCGTCCATCGCCAGCCTGATCGCGATGGCGGGCGACCGCGTCGAGATCGCCGAGAACGCGATGCTGATGGTGCACGCACCGTGGGCCGGCGCCGCAGGCAATGCCACTGAGCTGAGGCAAGCGGCCGACATGCTCGACAAGTGGGCGCAGGCGATGGCTGCGAGCTACGCGAGCAAGACCGGTCGTCCCATCGAAGAAGTCATGGCGTGGCTCAGCGACGACCAGGACCACTGGTTCAGCGCCACGGAGGCTGTCGCCGAGAAGCTCGCCGACGCCACGACGGCCGCCCTGCCGGTCACTGCGAGCGCCACGCGCTTCGGCTGGTCCCGCGCCAGCCGCGCTGCGGCTTTGGCCACATCGGTCGCCGCCCCCGTCGTCACCCGCCAACCCGAACGCCTCTCTTCATCCAATCCGGAGACCACTTTGCCGACCCCTGCCCAGACCACCGCCAATACCGACCCGACCGCACAGCTCGACGCCGTCCGCACCGCTGCTCGTGCGGAGAACGAGCGCCAGTCGCACATCCGTGCGGCCTTTCATAACCACATGCACAAGGCCGGCGTGCAGGCCGTGCTCGACGCCGCATTGGCCGACGTGGACTGCACCCTCGTGCACGCCAAGTCCCTCCTGCTGGACGTGTTGGCGCGCGGCGTGGAGCCGACAGGCAGCCCGAGGATCGAGACGGTCGAGGACGAGGGCGACAAGCGCCGCACTGCCATGGCGGCCGCGCTCGACATCCGCGCCGGCCTGGCCAAGAACGACACGAGCAATCCGTGGCGCGGCCACAGCCTGACGGAGATGGCGCGGGCATCGCTGCAAGCCCACAGCGTGCGCTACGAAGGCTCGGACAAGATGAGTCTGATCGCCATGGCGTTCACCCACAGCTCCGGGGACTTCCCGCTGCTGCTGGCGAACGTCGCTCGCAAGGCCATGCTCAAGGGCTACGACGAGGCCAACGAGACCTTCCAGCTCTGGACCAGCAAGGGCACGCTGCCGGACTTCAAACCGACGTCCATGGTCGACATCGGCAGCTTCCCGGCGCTGCGTCAGGTGGGCGAGGGGGCGGAGTACAAGTTCATCAGCATCGGCGAGCGCGCCGAGACCCGCGTGCTGGCGACCTACGGCGAGATGTTCAAAATCACCCGCCAGGCGGTAATCAACGACGACCTGGGTGCCTTCACCCGCATCCCGCAGAAGATGGGCCGGGCCGCGATCCGCACGGTCGGTAATTTGGCCTATGCGGTGCTGACAGGCAATGCGCCGATGGCCGACGGCCGGGCGCTGTTCCACGCCGACCACAACAACCTCGCCAACGCTTCGGCCATCTCGACGGCGAGCGTGGATGCCATGCGGGTCGCGATGGCGCGGCAGCGAGACATCGGGCAGAACTCGGGCGCGCTGAACATCCGTCTGGCTCGCCTGCTGGTGCCGGTGTCGCTGCAGGGGACTGCCAACGTCGTGCGCGACAGCGAGTTCGAGGTCGGCGCTGCCGCCAAGAACAACACCGTCCCGAACAGTGTGCGCGGCACCTTCGAGGTGATCTCGGACGCACGCCTGGACGATGCGTCGCCCTCGATCTGGTACGGCCTAGCCGACCACAACCTGCACGACGTGGTGACCGTCGACTACCTGGACGGCAACGAGGCGCCGACGATGGAGCAGCAGCAAGGCTGGAACGTCGACGGCGTGGAGTTCAAGGTCCGGATCGATGCGAGCGCCAAAGCGTTGGACTGGAAGACCCTGCAGCGCAACGGCTCGCCGGCCTGATCGCCCCCCAGCGGCCCCCGACTACACACCAACCACACAAGGCTCCAGCTCACCATGAAAACCTTCGTTCAACACGGCCAGTCCATCACCCACAGCCCGGCCGCTGCCGTCCCGGCCGGTGGCGTCGCCAAGATCGGAACCCGCATCGGCATCGCTGTCTCCGCCGTGCTCGCCAACACCGCCGGCAGCTTCGCGACGGAGGGTGTCTTCCGTCTGCCCAAGGTCGCAGGGGATGCCATCGCCCAGGGCGACGGCGTCCGCTGGGACCACCTACAGGGCCTGGTCACGACCGCAACCGTGGGCGCCGGCAATGTGGCGCTCGCCTCGGCTGGATTCGCGTTCGCTTCAGCCGGTGCTGGCGAGGGCTTCGTCGACGTCAAGATCAACGCCTGAGGCGCTGCGATGCCGCAACAGAGCGCCGACATCTTCACGCGCAAGCTCGCCGTGCTGTACGCGCGGCTGGGCAAGGACGCGCAGTTCCAGCCCGTGGGCGGCGACGCCCAGCCGGTCCGGGTGCTGCTGGATGAGCCGGGCGGCACCGGGCTGGACGGGCTGCAGATCCGCTCGGAGCCGACGATCCGCCTGCAGGCCGCCGATGCGCCGGACGGCGTGCGGCGAGGCGACCGGTTCACCGTGGCCGGGCGTACCTGGAGCGCGCGCGAGGCAGGCGTCCCGCTGCTCGACGGCGCCGAGCTGCAGATCGACCTGAAGGCCGTGTCGGCGGGGGCCAACGCATGAGCGCGGCCGACCGCCACACCAGCGCTCACGAGCGCATCCTGCAACGCGTCGATGCCGCGCTCAAGGCGGCGGCGACCGACGCCGGCACCCAGGTCCACCGTGGCCGCGTCGACCCGTTCGGCGCTGCCGAGGTGCCGGCGATCAACGTGCGCCGCTCGACCGGCACCGGCGATGCCTACGCGCATGCCATCGACCGCGGCCTGATGGAGTTCGAGCTGGACCTGCTGGTGCGCGGCGACGACTGGGAGACCAGCGCCGACCGGCTGCATCTGCAGGCACACCGAGCCATCGCGATCGACGCCGAGCTCAACACCCTGGGCCGGGGCCTGCGCTGCGTGCGCACCGAGCCGCGCGCCGAGAGCGGCGATGAGGTCATCGGCAAGCTGACCGCGACCTACCAGATCCAGGGCCTGTCCCGGGCGGGTGACCTCGCGCGCCTCGGTTGACGCGCCGCCTCTCCTCACAACTATTCGAGATCCCATCCATGATTCTTTTTGGTACCGGCAAGATGATCACGACGCTCGACTACGACGCGTCGGGGGTCAAGCTGGCGACGCCCACGCCTGTGCATTGGGGCTCGCTGCAGGACATCAGCATCGACATCGATGTCGACATGAAGACTCTCTACGGCTCCCAGCGCTTCCCGATCTCGGTCGGGCAGGGCAAGGGCAAGATTGAGATCAAGGCCAAGTACGGCGAGATCAGCGGTGCGATCCTGGGCGGCATGCAGTTCGGCAAGGCAGGAACGTCGGGCGTGCGCGCCGGGGTCTTCGACTTCGCCGTCACGATTCCCAAGGCCGAAGGCGCGAATCCGCCCGCCCAGCAGTTCATCGTCGAACCCCCGCTCGACGGTACCTTCGTCGCCGACATGGGCGTCCTGGACGCGGCGACCGGCGAATCGCTGCAGCGCGTGGCCCCGGCGGACGGCAAGTCTCCTGCGCCGGGCGAGTACACCGTCGCCAACGGGACCTACAAGGTCGCTCCGACGGCGCAGGAGCGCACGCTGCTCGTCAGCTACGAGTACCGCGCCAACAGCAGCAAGGGGCAGGTCTTCAGGCTGACGAACGACGTGATGGGCACGACGCCGTCGTTCACGCTGATGCTGCAGAACAGCTTCGACGGCCAGAACCTGGTCATGCGCCTGAACCGCGTGGTCAGCAGCAAGCTGAGCCTGCCCTTCAAGAACGACGACTACTCGGTCTACGACCTGAACGCCCAGGCATTCGCCGACGCGGCCGGCGAGATCGGCTACCTGTGCCTGTTCCCTTCCTGAGCAACATCGACTGGACGAGATGAACGACAACACCATCACCCTGGGCACCCAGAGCATCGAGGTCGCGCCCATTCCGCTCGGGCGGCTCAAGAAGCTGCTGCCCGCCTTCAACCGCGCCGGCATGGCCCTCAAGGTCGGCCGCCTGGACGAAGTGGTCTTCGACGACATCGTCCTCGTCCTCTCAGCCGGCACGGGCAAGGCCGTCGAGGAGGTGGAGGCGATGCCGGCCACCATCGTGCAACTCAGCGTCGCGCTGGAGGTCGTCGCCAAGGTGGCGGGCTTGGACCCGCAGCAGGGCGGAGCCAATATCCTGGGGGAAGGTGGGGCGTCGCCGGCAGCCACGCTGCCGGGGGCGCCAATGATGCAGACCCCTGGGACGACCTTTACGCCTGGCTGATCACCGCGACCGGCTGGACCTGGCAGCACATCGACCAGTGCGTGACGCTGCCCCAGGTCCTCGCCCTGTCGGCGTTCTGGCGCCACACGCCGCCGACCGCCTTGCAGTTGCGCCGCATCGCGCTCGCCATCGGGCTCAAGCCCGAGGTGTCGGCCGGCGCTCGCAACGCTTCACAGCGGGTGGATCCCCAGCAAGCCCTGCAGCAGGCGCGTGATGCCGGCTTCCAGGTGGCAACCGGCCGGCCGGATGACCCGCTCCTGGCCTTCCTCGATCTCTGAACCTTGCATTCCTGAACCTTCATGACCGATCCCCGTGCCCGCGTCGTCGTTGACGGCGATGTCTCCCCGCTGCGCCAAGCGCTTCGTGCCGGCCTGCAGAACGTGCAGCAGTTCGGCGAGCAGACGACGAACCATGTGGGGCGCATCAACGGGCCGTTGGAGGCCATCCACGGGAAGTTCGTGGCGCTGGCCGCGGTGCTGGGCGGCGGGGCGCTTTTCAGCCGCGCGATCGAGCGGACCGCCAAGTTCCAGGAGGAGAGCATCCAGCTCGGCAAGGCGCTGGGTGTGTCGGCCTCGGGCGCGAGCACCTGGCTCGCAGCACTGGAGGACGTGGGCGCCACCACCGAGCAGTTCGCGAGCGCCGGCCGGGGCCTGCAGAAGCGCCTGGCCGAGGACGAGGGCGCGCTCAACCGCCTGGGCCTGGTCACCCGCGACAACGCCGGTGCGTTGCGCCCTCTGAACGAGTTGATGCTGGATGCGATCAAGGTGGCCGGCGACTACCGGGAAGGCACCGACCGCAACGTCGTCGCTGGCAAGCTGTTCGGCGAAAGCGTGGACGCCAGCTCGACGATCCTGAAGCTGAATGCCGACACGGTGCGCGAGAACGCCGAGCTGATGAGCGAGCTGGGCTTGATCGTGGGCCAGGAACAGGTCGATGCCTACAACGCCTTCGACAACGCGGGTGACAAGGCGCACCTGGTCATGAAAGGCTTCACCCACACCATCGGCAACGTGCTCATGCCGGTGGTGACGAAGCTCGCCGAGTGGTTTGTCGCTATCGGGCCGGCGGCGATCACCGTCACCCGTGGCGCGATCGGAGGGCTCACCGCCGTCTTCTGGGGCCTGAAGAACGCCGTGGTCGTGGCTTGGGAAGTGCTGAACGGCCTGGTCGTGACGGTCGCCGAGCCGCTGCGGTCCCTCGCGTCCGGCCTCTACAAGCTCGTCACCGGCGACCTGCAGGGCGCGCAAGAGGAGCTGACGGGCTGGCCGGCGCGCATCGGCGAGGCCTGGTCGAAGGCCTGGGAGAACATCCTCGCGTCCAGCACCGAGACGCGCGACCGCCTGGCCAGCATCTTCAGCCCCGACCAGACCGAAGCCGCGCCGGCAGGCGGCGGCGACCGCCAGGTCAAGCTGAAGGGCAAGGGCAGCCACGAGAAGGGCGAGAGCTCGTACATGAGCTACTACGAGGCGCTGCTGGCCGAGGAGAAGCGAGCCCAGGCCGTCCTGACCCAGGGCCGTGAGTACAGCAAGGAAGAGGAGCTGGCCTACTGGCGGTTCCTCACCGAGAACCTGACGCTGGCGACGGCCGACCAGGTCGCGATCCAGCGCAAGACGGCCGCGCTGGAGGTGGCCATCGCCCGCGAGGCGCGCCAGCAGCGCGAGCAGATCGAGCAGGAAGAACTGCGCTCGGCCGAGCAGCTCGCCCTCGGCCGGATCGAGCTGGAGCGCACCGCGGCCAAGGCGGGCGTGGATTCCGAGCAGATCACGAAGGCGCAGCTCGCCCAGCTCGAAGTCGACTTCGAGGACCGGCGGTATGCGGTGCAGGCGTCTGCACTGCAGCAGCGCCTGCAGCTCATGAGCGCGGATCCGGACCGCAACCCAGTGGAGCTGGCCCGCATCAAGAACGAGCTGCTGCTCATCGAGCAGCAGCACGAGCAGCAGCGCTTGGCGCTGGTGTCGGCGGCGAACGTCGCGCTGAAGGAGCAGGGCGCCAACGTCGGGCAGGGCCTTTTCTCCGGCATCGGCGACAGCTTCGGTGGCGCGCTGGACGGGTTGCTGGAGCGCACCACCACCTGGGGCCAGGCACTGGCCAACGTCTTCGGCGGGATCCGGGACGCCTTCATCCGCAATGTGGTCACCGAGCCGGCGTCGCAATGGATTGCGAGCCAGGCACGCATGCTGGCCATGAAGCTCGGTTTCCTGACGCAGGAGACGGGCATGCAGGCGACGGCCTCGGCCACGAACGTCGGTCTGAAGTCCGCCGAGGCCACTGCCGTGGCCGGGGCGAATGCCGTGGAAGCTGGCACCGGCGCCGCGGCGTCGCAGGCCGCCATCCCTGTCGTCGGCCCCTTCCTGGCTCTGGCGGCGATGGCTGCTGTCTTCGCAGCGGTCTCCGGCATGGGCAAGGGGATCAAGAGCGCCTCGGGCGGCTTCGATATCCCGAGCGGCCTGAACCCGATCACCCAGCTCCACGAGGAGGAGATGGTGCTGCCGAAGCAGCACGCCAACGTCATCCGGCGTCTCGCCGGCGAGGACCAGGCGCCCGCCGCCCCTGCGGCTGACGGGCCTGCCGTGGAGCTGCGCGGCGTGTCGGCGGGCGAGTTCTTCATGGCGAGCAAGCGCGACCTGGTCGCGGTGCTCAAGGCGCTGAAGCGCGACAACTCGTTGACCTGACCACGCGACGGATCCACATGCGTCTTAGCATCTTCCCGACGTTCGCCGGCCTGAAGTGGGGCGGCACCCGCACGGCCATGCACCGCACCGGCATCCGCGAGACCGCGAGCGGGCGCGAGTTCCGCACTCGCTACTGGAGCTTCCCGCGTTGGGCCTACCGCCTGAGCTACGAGGTGCTGCGACAGGCTGAGGGCCTCGCTGAGCTGGAGGGCCTGGTGGGCTTCTTCAACGCCCGCGGCGGCTCGGCCGAGCCCTTCCTGTACCTGGACCCCAACGACTGCAGCGCGGTCGACCAGCACCTCGGCACCGGCGACGGCGTATCGCGCCAGTTCCAGCTCGTGCGCACCTGGGGCGGCGTGGTCGAGCCGGTGCTCGGTGCGGCCGACGACGTGCAGGTGGAACTCGGCGGGCAGCTCGTCGACCGCGCCGGCTACGTGATCGACGAGAACGGCGTCGTGAACTTCACCGCGCCGGTCGCGGCCGGCCTGCCGGTGACCTGGTCGGGGCACTTCTACTGGCGCGTGCGCTTCCGTCAGGACCAGGCCGAGGTGTCGGAGTTCCTGCGCGGGCTGTGGGAAGCGCGCAGCGTCGAGCTGATCACTGTGAAGCGCTGAGGACCGGGATGCGGACACCTTCGTGGGAACGCCCGCCGGGCGCGCTGGCCGAGCTGCTGAACAGCCGCACCGCCGTGGGTTGCATCGACCTCTACACCTTCACGCTGCCGGGCGGCCAGGTGCTGCGCTGGACGGGCGGCGACCAGGCGGTCACCGTCAACGGTGCGACCTGGTCGCTCGGGCCGGGCCTGCAGCGCGGCCGCACGCGGCTGAGCGTCGGGATCGAGGTCGACAGCCTGGAGGTCACCGCGTTCGAAGGCGTCGGCGGAGCCCAGGCGGTGCAAATCGCCGGCACGCCGCTGTTGCCCTACATCGCCCGCGGCGGCTTTGAGCACGCGCGGATGTCGCTGGAGCGCGGCTTCCTGCCCATCGAGCACATGGCGCGCCTGAATCCGCCGGTGGTTGGCACGCTGCTGTGGTTCACCGGCCGCGTGGCCGAGACCCAGGGCGACCGGACACAGCAGAAGCTCACCATCAAGAGCGACACCGAGCTGCTGGACGTGATGGTGCCGACCGAGGTCTATCAACCGGGGTGCTCCAACACGCTCTATGACGGCGCCTGCGGCGTGAACCGCCACGCGATGTCCGTGGCAGGCGTGTCGATCAGCGCAGGCGACGCGACGCGCACGCGCTTCATCCAC